AATCCTATAGGTTAATACCGTTCGTGGCATGGTGAGGCTCTTAGGTGGGTTAAACGCTGTATTAGGGAGTTTTTGGTAAAGCAGAACTCCTTAAACTGCTAAGCATGTCACAACAGAAGTCTGTCTTCACCGAAGTGCTCCTTGAAGAGATTCTCCAAGAAGTCCTGTTGAACATATCTTGACCAGTATCTTTGATATCCGCCGAAGCGGAATACCGAGGTTTTCGACCCGTCTTCATGGTCAGTAACTATTCTTTCCGTAAAAGCGGAAAGAACAGTAAACCCCGCGTTTATAAAGCATGCTACCATGCTAAATGTCGCAGGGTGTTGACCCTGAACCATTATGGTGCAATTTGACGGATTCAGGTCAATGACCTTCATGTTTCTAACTTTGTCGTAATAGCTGTCAGCTATACGGTCAAAGTTGCTATCAATCATAATCTCTGGAAACGGAATGTCTATAATGGCACCCCAGCCAACTTTTTGCTGGTCCACCCACTTGTTAGATGGGTGATTTGATAAATTGACGAGGTACGACTGTTGTCTTTCGTCAAGACAACTTAAGAGCTCTTTCCACTCCCGCAGCTCTTCTGCTCCAAGGCAGATGAGGCTTTTATCAATTCTTTCTGAATACATAATGTTTCCTCCAAAATGATTAAGTAAATCGGGACAGTTTTACATCATGTCCCAAGGATGTGGATACTAGCAGGCTTTCTTCTTAGCCTGCCTTCTCCACCTTCTCAGCTGGGTTTTCAGGCTTACTCGCCTTACTTTTCCAACAAACTCATGATACTCGGCAGCAGACAGATAGTCTGCTTTATTTTTGACCATGAAGATGGAATAAAGAGTTATCTTCTTGCCATTTTTTTTGAAGGTGGCAATTCCTTCGTATCCGTTTTTGTAGCCCTTTTTCTTAAGAGCTTCAATTTTATTTAAGTACATAACTACTCCATTTGTTTATTGTTGATATTGAAAAATAAATGCCTGACTTAACGCTCTTGTACTTCGAGGTCAGGCTACGGGTATTTTTTCTCCTTCGAGTCACGAGTCAGGTGACTTATACGGAAGGGGTAAACATACTCAAACCCCAAAACTTTAGCGACAAAAGATTAAGTAAGCAGTTTATACACATGCTCAGGTGTTGTTAAATCAATAATCTGGACTTTCCCAGATTATTTTCCAACCTTTTATTCTTAAAAAATTGAGGTATTTGTCCCGAAGGACAGTATCCTCAATGTATGGTTCATTATAACTACAACCATATTTTTTGGTTGTAATTACAAGTGTTTTCGAGGCTTCGTCAGCCTCGAAATTTACGCTACCCCAACCACCTACTTGGTTTTTGGGGAAGATGAATAAATCGTAGAGTTTCGATATGATGTACTCCAGATATTTTTCCATAACTATCTCCATAAGTTATTTTTGTTAAAAGGTTAAATGAGCAGTTTATCCACTTGCTCAGGTGAGGATATTAAGACCGACAGAGAGCCTTGTAAGCTTCTCTTTTCTCGGCTTCTGTGTATTCAGCCTCTACATTCCATCCTTCGCAATGAAGGATGATGTCTTTCTCCCTTTGTGAGAGAGAAGATTTATCAACGAGCGTTCTGAACATTACTGATTTTACGGCGTCAGCATCGCCTTTTGAACATAACTCTTTAATAGTAGTCATATGTTGGTTGAATTGTTGTTATTTGGTTAATAGCACCCGTCATCAGATTCGAACTGATGTTGTTCCTTTACGGGTGATTCCCAGATGGTGTATATTTCTGGGAATAAGTAAAAAGGGAGATAAACTCTCCCCTTTCGGTTACTCCTTCCAACAAGCAAGCCACTTCGCCTTAGTTTTAGGACTCACTGGTTTACTCTTCGGCTTAAACGACGCACTCACATATGTACCGTACTTGCCATCGACAATCTGAGCAGTCAAGTCGAATATTTCGTCTGGATACAACTCGACTATCTCGTCTGGCAATTGTACAATACCCGACTTGACTTCATCGATACTCACACCCTTAACGGCGAACAAGTACACACTTCTATCTTCAGACTCTATTACTTGTTCAAGGGTAGCTGGCTTATAGACCCAATCATCGTCCTTCTTTACTCTACGAGAAATGACGACTTCTTTACGGGAAACGATTTTCTTATCTTTCATAAGACACTCCATTATTAACAATAAGAATTAAAAAACTTTTCAACGGCACTCAACCCCAAGCACCGTTATTGAAAGGGGGTAGGGTATGCTAATATACCCCTCCTCCACTATACAAATATTTTTCAAAACCCCCTACCTCAACATCTCTCCCACTAAAATCTCCAAACCAACCTCTACCAAATCATTCTCACCATCTACCCACACTAACCTCGCCTCCTGAAAAAATATTTTTATAAAAATAAGGGGAACCATTAAAGGAGGGGATAACCTGAAGTATGATAACGAAGTAATAAGGATTACGAAGTAAGACTTATTAATGAGTAGAAGTACTTCAGTATTACTTTAGTAAGTATACTATTAGTGTAATTATATATGACCTTATTGTATATAGTATTGACATACTGTATATTTACAGTATAGATTCCCCTCCGTCAGGAAAAACAGTATTCAGGAGTAAGTATATGATAGTATATAAGAGAAGAAGATTAGGTATATTCTATATATACAAGAAGGAGGAAGCTGACAGTAATGGTGTTGAGTACAGGTATTGGAAGGAGTGTAAGGAGGGAGAGTATGCCCTTACGGATGATGATTATGTGGGTATGGTAGTAAGGGTGTATCAGAGCAAGGAAGGGAAGATATTTAATATGCCTTGGGGAAGGTATTTCCTTAAGGATAGAAGGTATGAGCAGGAGAGAATGACTTATTCTGATAAGAGAGGAAGTCCTAATTTTGCTAACAGGAATGGTTTGGATGGTTTTGTTATGAAGACTAATGGCGTAAAGTCTGCAAGACCGTTTGCTTTTGTCTATTCAAGGTTGCTGGTAAGCGGAAAGCAGGTAAATTATCGTGAATTGGCAGAGAGATACTTTGGTGAATATAAGAATCCAATGGCAGTTCTTAAAAGAAGGTTAAAGAATGAGGAATTTATGGAAGTTGTGAGCAAAGAAGTTGCAGGTTTACTGTCCAAGTATGGTGTTGATGAGGAATTTATCATCAAAGAAGGCTTTATGGAGGCTGTTAAGATAGCCAAAGAGAAGAAGAATGGTGATTTACTGCTTAAGACATCAGTAGAGCTGGCTAAACTGGCTGGTATGTACCCTGATAAGAAGGTTGTTACCAATCAGGTGAGCATTAGAGAGACCAGAGATATGAATGGATTGATAGAAAAGGAGAGTTTGGAACTGAAACAGGTGAAGAGTGAAAGAGAAATTTCGCAATAATCTGCTTTTGTTTGGTAAGGTAATATCCAGACACTCATTTTATAAGCCTTTTGCCAAGGTACACTTTGAGATAGAGGAAATTCTGTTGAATAAGAGTATTAAGAAGGCTAATATGATAGTTCCGAGAGGTATAGCGAAGACTACTATTGCTGCAATGATATATCCTTTGTATCATATCTTTGTGGAAGAGAGGGTTAATCCCGACAGACCTAAGGTTATAGTGATAATATCGAAGACACAGGGACATTCGGTGAATGTTCTGACCTCCATTAAGAATGCTTTGGAATATAATGTCAATTTCAAGGATATATTTGGTTATCACGGCAAACAGGTGGCTGAGACATGGAGGGAAGACCAGATTACCCTTGATACTGGTGATGTTATCATTGCTAAAGGTATGGGACAGCCTATCAGAGGTATGAACTTCAACTCGGTAAGACCTTCAGTCATCATATTGGATGACCCAGAGGATGAGAATAACACGAAGACTGCTGAAGCTATGGATGCTAACCTTGATTGGGTTATCGGTGGTGCCTTACCTGCTCTTGATGAGGATATTGGGAGGTTTATCCTGATTGGTACTCCGTTGCATCAGTTGTGTTTGGTGGAAAGGTTTGCCAAAGCTCCTGATTGGCATACAATAAGGAAGAAGTGCCTTATTGAGAACGAAGGGGTTTACTCTTCCATTTGGGAAGAGCATATACCTGTACAGAAATTGTTGGCTGAGAAGAGGGATTTGGAGGCTATAGGAAAGATTTCCAAGTTCTATTCGGAGAGACAGTGTGAGATAGTAGGTGATTCGGAACAGTTGTTTAAGCCTGCTTACATACAGCATTGGAGAGGGGAATACTTCAGGAAGGGCGATGATTCTTTTATTAAGATAGATGACAGAACCATACCGATTAATGTGTTTATGGGAGTTGACCCTGCAAGTAGTGTGACCAATACTGCTGATTATACAGTAATATTCGCTGTAGGCATTGATGCTGAGTTTAACAGGTATTGCCTTGCGTATGTTAGGAAGAGGATGGAGCCTATGGCTGTGGCTGACAGTATAGAGAGCATGTATCAGTTCTATAAGCCACAAAGGGTAAGAATAGAGTCTGTAGGTTATCAGGAAATGTTGAGGAGTTACCTGAGGACTAAGACCTACATTCCTGGATTGGAGATTAAGGAGATGCCAAGGAACAGCAAGTCTTCAAGACTTGCGTCTCTGCAACCTGAATTTGCACAGATGAAGGTATATCTGAAGGAGGATATGACTGAGTTTGAGGATGAGCTGTTGATGTTTCCAAGAGGTGCACATGATGATATTTTGGATGCTTATTTCTATGCTGTGAAGAATGTTTATACTCCTTATCACGGTCTGGAGACTAAAATGGATGATGAAGAAGAATTTTTTTCTTCAAATGACTGGTTGCTCTCTTGACAAAGAGTTAAATTTTGTGTATCTTTTAACTGACTAAAAAAGAAATTAATGGAAGACCAAGCAAAATTATCAGAAGAGTTGCTTTTAGAGTATAAGGCTTCAAGACAGAACTGGGCTACAGAAGCTCAGGAATGCGAATCTTTTGCTTTAGGAGACCAATGGACACCAGCACAGAGAGAAGAGCTTATAAAGAGAAAACAGGCTCCTGTTGTTGTCAATGTAATTCTACCCGCTGTCGAACAGGCAGTAGCAATGCTTACCACAAATAAACCAAGATTTTCAAGTACGGCAAGAGAAGACAGTGATGTCAAGACAGGGAAGGTATTCTCTGAACTTATGTCGTATATATGGGATAATTCGGGTGCCAATGATGAGTTGAAGCTTGCCATATACGATGCGTATGTCAAGGGTATGGGATATATCATGGCTTATATTGACCCTTATGCTGACTTTGGTAAGGGTGATATATGTATCAAATCCATTGACCCTTTTGATGTTTATGTTGACCCTAACTCGAAGGACAGGTTCTTTAGGGATG